GCGTCCGAGCCATCCCGTTTCCGCGGACCTCAGTTCCATGGCGGTTGGTTTGATGAGCTCGCGGCATGGGACTACCTTGATGAATCCTGGGACATGATTCAGTTCGGCATGCGCTTAGGTCAGAAGCCCCTGATGCTATGCACCACAACGCCTAAGCCCAAGCCATTGATCGTGGATCTGGTGAACAGGGATGGCGATGATGTGATATGTACCAAGGCCAGCACGTACGATAACATCCACAACCTCGCCCCATCGTTCCAAGCGCAGATCTTGCAATACGAAGGCACGAAGCTTGGCAGACAAGAGATTCACGCCGAGATCTTGGATCCTGAAGAAGCCGGTGTCATTAAGCGCCCATGGTTCAAGCTTTGGGAAGCCGAGAAGCCACTGCCCAGATTTGAGTACGTGGTCCAGTCTTATGACTGCGCGACCAGCGACAAGACCAAGAACGACCCAACTGCCTGCTCGGTGTGGGGCGTCTTTAAGCCAAGTCCCGATAAGCCTATGAGCGTGATGCTCATCGATTGCTGGGAGGAGTACATGCAGTACCCCGACCTCAGGCCCAAAGTGATCGAGGAGTCCACCGCCATTTACGGTGATGAGAATGAGTTCGGTCNNATCTCACTCATCCAAGACTTGCAACGTGCCGGCCTGCCCATTAGAAGCTACAATCCCGGGAACGCGGACAAGATGATGCGCCTCAACATTGTGGCGCCGCTCATCCAGCGCGGCCGAGTCTACATTCCCGAGTCCTCGGTCAACCCGGGCATGGCACGTGATTGGGCCGAGCCTTTGATCAGCCAGCTATGCGCATTTCCCGAAGTCAGGCACGACGACTTGGTGGATTGCACGTCACAGGCATTAAGAGTTTTACGAGACTTAGGGTTAATTTCCATCGACCCGGTATACAATCCGGAAGACGACTACGACGAAGATCGTCCGAGAAGGGTAAACCCTTACGCAGTCTAACTTAAGGTGCGCACATGGCAGCAATCTACGATCAGCAAGGCAACTACGTGGGCGATGACGGCGCCCCTAGTTTGGATCAAATGAAACTGGAGCTGGTCAAAAAGAACCAGCCATTGGCATCACAGATACCCGGGTATGATCGGCCCGTTCCTCCAGCGCAAACAAAGCCTGATCCACTAGGCGCAGCGGCTGGTAACTTTACTTCGCTTGCAACGAACTTTAACCCTTTTATGATGGCAAAGTCGATGCAAGAAACTGCAGGCTTGTTTACTGTGCCTGCGGTTGCTGCGTTAAAAGGCGTTGGTGAAAGTATCACCACATCACCAAGCGGCACATACACGTCGGGTCAAGCGCCTAAGTACGCCGAGCAAGTTGCCAAGCAGTTCATGGAGGCCAACGCCCCGCAGACGCCGATGACGCAAGAGTTCGCAGGCGCGATTGCCCCGTACATGGCAGACTTGCCCGCGTACCTTGGGCACCTATCAACCGGTCGCCCAGCATTTACCCCTAATGATCTGCGTGTTATGGGCGCTGAGGCCACAAGGGTTGGACGCCAAGTACGCGATATCCCCACCGACTTTGCCAACGCACAATCAGGTCTGCAAAAGTTAGACCCAATCACAGGTCAGCCAGCGATGGGCTCTAAGCTTCAAGGCGTGGCTGAGAGCGTTGGTGACATCATGGCGCAAAGGGAAATGCAAGGGTTGCCACCCATCCCTGGGCTCCCCGCTTCCATGCAGCCAATGAATCCTAAGATGTACGCAATGCGACCTGAAGGCTCGAGGCTTGCATCTGCAGTAATACCTGAGACTTCTAAAGCTAATCCTTATTTTGCCGTCACAAAAGAGTTGGTACGCGATGTTGTTGGCGATGGGAGCATTACGCCATTGCAAACGTTGGAAGATATTCAAAACAGATACTTACGGCAGCCTGATGCAGAAGGCGCACGCGATGCGTTCTTTAACTTCTTGCAAAAGAAAGCCATTGAGATGTACCCAGATGCTCCAAGTCCGGGTGAGGCTTTAGGTGCGTACAAGGCGCGATTCTCAAATAAAGAAGCATCGGCTCCGCACACATTGCGAATGTACAACGAGTTTTTGCAAACGCCTGAAGGCTCCGCGCTTGCTGCAAGGGTAGACCTACCCACAGCTGAAGAAATTACCGCAAGGCATGAGGCCGCAGTTAATTGGCTCAACTCGCAATTTACTAATTACATCAACGAAAAAGTTGGCACACCTAACGAGCCCGGCATTAAGCTTGCTGGGCAAGGTTTGACTTACGCGCCACGTGGCAATGTGATGGCGTCAGCGCATACAACTGATTTTGAATTGCAACGCAGACGCGAGCAAGCAGGCATGCCTGCTAAAACAGCTACTGATCAAGCGCTTGCAGCAGCCAATACGCAATTACAAACTTTGCAGCAACAGGCAATTGACGCACTCACAGCTAAGCGTGAACAGACTCAAGCTGCAATTGATGCAGGTTATGGCGTGCCCGGTGGTCCTAACCTTGGACAGTTTGAACCTTTTGCACAAGCATCACGTGCAGCGGATAAAGCAACTATTGCGCTTAACAAGCAACGCAAGTTGGTAGATAACTTACAACTTGGCGCGGCGTATGAGAATGCAATTGACACAGCAATTAAAGTAACTCCTGCAGGCAAGCTTTTAGAGAAGCTTCCATATGAGGAAAGGCAGTTCTATCCTGCGTTACTAAGAACGCCTGCAACCGACAATGCATATACTGCAAGTGAGCGGCAATTAAAGAATCTTGGATTTGATGACATGGCGCGTAATTTTTACGACGATGTTATGTCTGGTAAGATACCTTTAGATAAGGTGTCAAAGTTGACAGTTGAGAAGTACATACGTAGTGTTGCTGAGCCTCGTGTTGCCAAAGAGAAAGCAGAACAAGCCGCGCAAGCAAACTACAAGAATGCTGTTGATGCACAATTTAAAGCATCAGCTGATGCGCATATTCCAAATGACAAAGTCTTTGGCAACGTTGGCGCCTTGGAAATCACTAACCGGTTTACGCCTGAGGAAGTTACCAAGCTGGTAAGTGAGATTACTACGGCATTGGACGTCTGCATTGGCGAAGGTGGTATTAGGCGCGACATACCTAACTTATGGCACCCCGGCACTGGCAATCGCCAGTATGTGCCTATTTACAATGTGGCTACAGGGGAGCGCAACCCTGACGCGCCTAGCCCAAGGATGACATACATCAACGCTGTTAGAGACGGTTCGCAAATAGCTGATTTTCGAGATATATCTACGGGTGAACCCGTTGCCGTTTTTGACTTTAACCCTTCGTCAATACCAGGTAAATACAACATCAACTTTGCTTCAGGCCATGCAAATGGTAAAGTCAATCCCATATACATTGACGGCATTAAAGCGTATCTTAATAGCCGCGCGGACTCAATTCATGATGTTGGCACTAACCTGTACAATCACACAGGCATTAGCGATAGTATGCGCACAGAAAATCGTACTTTAGCCGGTATGATCGATATGCCTATCTCTGAGTTTGCGCGCTATGATCTTTCAAATCTGCCAAGATTCATTACGCACGCCGATCTGCGTAACTACATTGCAAACTTAAAAGCCAATGAGCCTGCAGCGCAAACACCTGCTATTGCAAGCCAACGACCTAGTGAAAGTATTGAGGCATACACGTCAGGCGCCGTGTCATCGGCAATTGACAACACACTGGACGCGCAGAGACGTCAGCTCCTCGACGCCGGTGAAGGGAATTACATTCCTACTGCTGAGGCATTTTTTGAAGACATTCGCGGATACTTTAACCAGTACCTTGATTCACAAGGCCCTGCTCGAGCATTAGAGCTTACTACTAATCGATTGCTTGATCTTGAGCCTGATTACGCTAATAGCAATCGCATCGGTGCTAATATCATTTCAGATGGCATTGTTGAGTTAATGCATACCTTGGGCTTACAAGCTGAGTATGTACAAAACCGCGTGGCTGCTGATGCTGCAGGGCAAAGGCCTGATTACTTGCGCATGACGCATGACGCCGCATTAGATCTTGATCGCGCAAGGGGTGAGGAGGCAGGCAACGATCTACGCGCAGTTTTCCGTGCCATTACTGAAACCTTAGGCGTTGACCCTGCGCAAAACACTGATAGGTTTATCCACGAGTTGCGAATTGCAGCATCCGCAGCTCCACGCGACTCCGTTGGTGTTGTGTTGAATGAGCTGGCCGATCAAATGGAAAGCGCGTACATGCGTGATTGGGAGCCTGAAGTTGCTCCTGCGGCGCCTGCAACTCAGTCTTTTGAAGTAGGTGACTTTAATCGGTTTGTTAATAATTTAGCCGACACCGTGCCTGCACCAACTGCACGTGATGTGCAACATATTGGTAAAATGATTGCCACTGAGATGGGTTTTACCCGTACGAATTTTCTCGGTAATACTGAGGCTGATATTGCTGCTGCTCTTAGAGAACAACCTGCCGCATTTGCAACTCGACTTAATGAAGCTGCTGAATTGGAGCCTAACACTATAACTGAGTTGGCACTTCGACGTATGGCCAACGAAATTGTCGCAAGTTTACCGCAGCCTAACCCCGCGCAGCAAGCAGCGCCCGCATTTGGCGACGCTGAGTTTGATAACTTCGTTGCTGACATTAGGGCGAACGTGGACGCGCAGGTTGCGCATGACATCGTGCGCATTTCCAATACCGTAGCTGATGGTATGGGCACCAATATTCGTGGTGCGCTTTCATTGCGGCCTGCTTTGTTTGCAGAGCGCTTGGCCGACCAAGCTGAGCTGGCTGAAAACTTCATGCTTGAGCAGGCACTTAATGACTTAGCATTGCAAATTGCTCCAGAAGCGCCACCTGCTGCGCAACAGCCACCTACTGAAGAAGCTGCTGCAATGCAGTGGATGCAAACGCAGCCTCGTGGGGAGTTAGTTAACCACATTGAGCCCGGCCGTTGGGATGCAATTAACAGGACTGTTGATTCTTTGCAGCAATTGCTGTTTGGACAACGACAAGTAGATCCCGATGCCGTTGTTGCGGATATTCGTGAAGGCCGGATGCCACAATTTACGAACGGCTTCAGCTTTTTTGAGCGTGAAATCATTGCACGTGATATAAATGACTATCTTGAGTTAAATAATCCTAGAGGCCGTGAAGCTGGACTTGAGCCAATACGTGACCCTGAAGCTTACCGCACTGCAGCTGAAGACATCCTTACCGTGCTCGAGGAGAATTACTACACGGATATGCCGAGTCCGCAGGATGCTATTCGCTTAGTTCGTCAGCACTTGCGCGCTTTGCGTCGTAACGGTGAGATGGCGTTTGAAAACATTATGGGCGACGCGGCTGCGGCGTATGAATGGTCACCTGAGTTACTAAATGCACTTGAAGTTGAGCTTGAAAGCTTGATTGAGAGATACCAAGACATGGGGGCCCCTGATGATAATCCCCCAACGCGTCGTGGGCCGTTTCGTTCTGCAGGATCTGCGGCTGTACGTGGCATGCCATTAGGCAATTTAAATATTCGGCCTGCAATTAACGTCGCCGCGCTTCGTGGGCCTGACACACAGCCTGTTAGAAACTTTATACAGCAAGTAGGTAATTTACCAGGTGTAACGCAAGAAGGCTTACGTACGGGTCTTATGGCGTTTGAGCAAATGGACCCTGCACGACAAATTACTAAGGCTGAATTTGTGCGTGAGCTATTGCCTTCAAGTTATGATATTGTGGATCTTAAGGGCGCGTCTCAAGACAATCAGCATCTTATGGACGCAGCGGAAATTGCTATTGAAGAAGATCCTGAATATGTTGGGCAATTACTAGGTCTTGAAGGTAAACAACTTACAGCATGGGCAAAAGCATTACGCGATCATTATAACGACTATGACTCATTTCCTGCGCCTGTTAAGCGTGCTTTAGCAAAGCAAGGGCTTGAAGACGGTGATGAATACGCAGAGGCGTACGACGTTGCGTATCACGATGCTCTTGAAACATATGCTGCTGAGAATGGGGATAATTTGATTGATGAAGAAGGCTACACGTATAGCGAAACGCAACGCTTAGTGCAGCCTAGTATGGGTGATGAATATGGTGAGTTTGGTGTTACACACCCAGATCAGCATGGCACGTATCATCACTTTGATCTGGCGCCGCAAGGCGTTATAGGTCATTTTAGAGGCACGTATAACTCTGCAGACCCTTTAACACTTACGTATTGGGATCAGCAAGGCAATCTGCAGGCTTTTGAAACTCCGCATAATAGTTATGCAATTGAAGAAATTCAATCAGACGCACAAAAAACTACGCAACAAACTGGGCATTTGCATCAAGTGCATGGCGTGCTTTTCAAAGCTGCGATTCAAAAAGCACTTGAACTAGGCGCAAACACAGTGTATTTACCCACTGCAAATACTATTGCGCATATTCGCCATTCGCAGCCTAAACGGTTTACGCCTATTTACGATCAGGCAATTGTCAAAGAAGGCTTAAAGCCTTTGCTTAAAATTCCTGGCGTCACAGCAAGAATGACCAATGGCTATCATGAGATTTCATTCACGCCTGAAGCCATTGAGTATATTTTAAACGGTCCCGGGCAAACACTCCCAGGCTATCAAAAAGGCGGATCTGTCAAGAAACCCGATGTCCCGACTCCTTGGCTGTTCAGTGTCCCGACTTACTCGGAGACTGTGGCCTATGAGATGTATCCCGGTCAAAAAGGGCAGGATGATCAGCGTGACGCCGCCCGTCATATGTTGGCTGCCGGCACTCTTTCACGAAAGTATGGCCCTGGTGTTGCTGAATTCCTAGGCAAAGCCCATGAGTTCACGACTTCCCCGCTTCAAGCAGTCAAAACTCTGTTTGGCGGGCAAATGCCTCCCGACTATGCCATGGATACCCACAACAACACAGTTGGGGCACAGCTCGGGCAACGCGCCAAGTCTCAGGCTGAGCTGGAAGATCTCGTACAGGCGGAAGCTGAACGTGCATCTCGTACACAAACACCGGGACAAGCCTTCATTAAGCGCGCAAACGGTGGTATAGTCCAACAAAATCCAAGTCTTGACGCTATGAAGTATGCGCTTATGTTACGCAAGGACAAATAATGAATCATCAGCGACAGTATGATCTGCTTATTGCTAAGGCGCAAGCACGCAATGGCGTTATTGGTTACGCTGAACGCCATCATATTGTGCCGCGTAGCTTAGGTGGTACTAATGATAATGCCAATCTTGTTGAGTTAACAGCGCGTGAGCATTTTATTGCGCATATGTTGTTGGCACGCATGCATGGGGGTACGCAGTGGTACGCAGTTATTGTCATGAAAGGCAACAGACTGTCATACACAAATTCTAAACTTTATGAAATTGCTAAACGTGAGCATGCCATTGCGTTAAAAGGTAAGCCATTGTCTTTTGCGCATAAAGAAAAGCTACGCGGTAAAACGCATACAAGTGAGACTCGCGCAAAAATGAGTGCCGCACGATTAGGCAAACCTGGGGTGCCTCACACTGCCGAAGCTCGAGAAAAGATCGGCGCAGCTCGACGCGGTAAGCCTATTAAACCGCAATCTCTTGAACATCGTAAAAAGATTTCTTTTACGCAACGCTGTAAAGCTTTAAATCGGCTAATTGACAGCGTATTTGCAGTTCCTGCATAAAGGGCATACATAACATGGCCACACAGATGCCAATCCCACCGGACTTCGATCGTTTTATCGAGCCCATGACAGACGAAGAAGTCGAAGCCGCTGGGCCTTCCGCTCTCACATTGTTCGATGAGATGGAAGATGAGACTCCGGAAGTAGAAGAATTGCCCGATGGCTCGGCCATTGTGCGAATGGATGATGGGTCCAAGGGCCCTGAGGGTGAGCCTGACTTCTATGAGAACTTAGCCAACGTACTTTCAAGCTATGATCTTAGCAAATTAGCTCACAAGTACGTTGAGTTGATTGAAAAAGACAAAGAAGCTCGTGAAGAGCGTGATAAGCAATATGAAGAAGGCTTGCGACGTACGGGCTTAGGCCATGATGCGCCGGGCGGAGCGCAGTTTACCGGCGCCTCTAAAGTTGTCCACCCAGTAATGGCCGAGGCTTGTGTTGACTTCTCGGCTCGCGCCATCAAAGAGCTATTCCCACCAGATGGGCCAGTCAAGACCAAGATCATTGGTGAAACAACGGATGAAAAAGTAGATCGCGCTGAGCGTAAACGCGACTACATGAACTGGCAGCTGACCGAGCAGATCGAAGAATACCGCGATGAGGAAGAGCAGCTGTTGACGCAGTTGCCGCTTGGTGGTAGCCAATACATGAAGATCTGGTATGACGAGCAAAAGCGCAGGCCCTGCGCTGAGTTTGTGCCAATTGACAACGTGTATTTGCCATTTGCTGCGGTTAACTTCTACACTGCAGGCCGCGTAACTGAAGTCCAAGACATTACGCAAGAGACTTTTGAAGAGCGTGTTGACAGCGGTCTGTATATTGACATTGATATTGTTCGCGCTTCCATGGAGCCTGAAGAGTCCAAGGCAGAAAAAGCAAACAATAAGATCGAGGGTCGTAAGAGCCAAGCAGATAACGTGGACGGCGTCCGCCGTGTGTACCACATCTACACTTGGCTTTCATTGGATGATGACAATTACTCCGATGGCAAGCGTGCACCTTACATCTTGATGATTGATGATCTGACAACCGAGGTTGTTGGCTTGTATCGCAACTGGCAAGATGGTGATGACACCATGGCCAAGTTGGACTGGTTGATTGAGTTCAAGTTCATTCCATGGCGAGGTGCTTATGCAATTGGCTTACCACATCTTATTGGTGGCCTATCTGCTGCTCTTACCGGCGCTTTACGCGCTTTACTGGATTCTGCACACATTACTACGGCTCCCACGATGCTTAAGCTCAAAGGAGCTAAGATATCGGGCCAGTCGCTGACCATTGAGCCTACGCAGGTCAGTGAGATTGA